CGCCAATGGTGGCCAACCTTCAGGTGTGCTCACCGTCCAAGGTGGTCTCAAAGACTCAGACGAAGGCAAGCAGGTAGCCGAGCAGTTCGTCGAGAAGCGTGGCGGCGCGCACAATGCCGGCATGCCGATCGTGCTTCCCGACACCATCACCTGGCAGCCGCTCACCTTGACCCCAGCGGACGCCCAGTGGCTCGAGAGCCAGGCGGCAAGCATTGACCTGGTCTGCGGGATCATTTTCCGTATCCCAGGCGCGATGTACGCCTCTCACACCAAGAACGCGGCCGGCCACGAAGACCGAGAGGACATCGAAACCTCATTCGTCCGAGACACCATCGGCGGCGACATCCTCCGCATCGAGACGGCGCTCTCGAACCTTCTTCCCCGCGGCCAGTACGTCAAGCTCGACGTGTCCGTGCGTCTACTTCCGGCACAGTTGGTCCGTTGGCAGATTCGCCAGATTCAGCGCAACATCGGAATCGCTACTCCCGCCGAGATTCGAGCCGGCGAAGACATGCCGCCCGTTGCCGACGAGTACGCCGAGTGGGCCAACAACCCCATGGCACCTCTCAATAGCGCGCAGTCCGGCGAGTACGTCCAGCCAGGCGACGAGACGCCCGTGCAGTCAGCCGAAAGCACGAACCCAAACCCCAACTCCCACTAGGAGACCCTGTGACTGACACCCTTGATCACAACACCGAGGTGCGCACCGCCCTCATTGAGCAGATGCGAGGCATCACCGAGACCCGGTGTGTGCGTGACCAGGATCCTGAGTCCGCAGTTGCTCCGCAGTTCGAGTGGCGCGAGGTTGCCAACGGTACCGGTGGCACCAAGCTGCACTTCGAGGGCTACGCGTCAGTCGTCGAGCGTGGCTACCACGTGTGGGCCCCAGCGATCGGAGACTTCACTGAGGTCATCGACCGTCGCGCTTTCGACCAGTCACTGCGCCAATCGCCTGATGTCTCGTTCAAACTGAACCACGCTGGCCTTCCGATGGCCCGATCGGCTGCTGGTGACCTTCGCTTGAGCGCCGACAACACCGGGCTCTTCTCGGATGCCGACCTCAACCCCGAGCGCGCAGACGTCAAGCTTCTTCGTCAGGCCATCGAAGCCGGCCACCTCAACGAAATGTCATTCGGGTTCCGCGTGGACCGCCAGGAGTGGACGCCCGACGGTCAGGAGCGCCGCGTGCTCTCCGCCAACCTGCACCGTGGCGACGTCTCGATCGTCGAGCACGGAGCCAACCCGGCGACGGCCAACCTCTTCACGCTCCGCAACCAGCTCACCGATCGCGGCATCACCGCAGACTCCCTGCAGGACGCCTTCCGTGCGCTTACCATTTTCAACGAGACCCGCAGCCTGGACCCCGAGGTCGAGGCTCTTCTTGTAACAGTTCTCACGCTGACCGGCATCGCAGACTCTGCTGTCGACCTCAGCCAGATTCTCCTGAGCGACACCCTGGGCGTCACAAACCCAGATGAAGCCCAGGACGAAGTCCTCGAGGGCGCCGACAACGACGTCGACGCCACTCGGGGCGACACGGACACCCTTGAGACCCGTGGCACCACGGCGGCGATTCTTCGCCTCCGCATGCTCGCAGCTCAGGGCTGACCAACCCGCCCACGCCGGACCGCGCACCGTCACGCCGGGCCCCTTTCGAGGGGCACCACCTGACGCGCCCGTGGCACCACCTGGACACACACCATCACCCATGGCGTGGCGGATGCCTCGCCCCTTTCCTTCTAAGGAGTCAATATGTCGGACACCGACAAGACCCTGCTCGAGACGCTCATCGAGCGTCGGGCAGCCGTGGCCGCGGAGGCCCAGGAGATCCTGGACACCGTCGAGGCCGAGACCCGTTCCCTCACCGAGGACGAGGAGACCCGCAGTGCGAGCCTCACCGCCCAGATGAAGGACCTGACCGATCGCATCAACCTCCAGGAGGCTGTGGAGCGTTCGCGCCACATCGCCGAGGCTGCTGCTGCCAAGGTCACCATCACCCACGAGCCCCACGAGTACCGTGCGGACAACTCCCACGAGGTGTCGTTCTTCCGCGACCTCGCCGCTCACAACGGCCTTGTCGGTGGCAGCAATGTCGACCAGGCCAACGAGCGTCTTGCTCGTCACGCCAAGAACATCCTCGAGACCCGTGCCGGCTCGGCAACTGCTGGTGCAGGTGGCGACTTCACCGCGCCCGTGTGGCTCGAGGCTCAGTTCGCTGAGGCTCTGCGTTGGGCCAGCCCGACCTGGGACGCCTGCAAGCAGGTTGAGCTCCAGACTGACGGCAACACCTTCACCGTGCCGCGTGTCGCGACTGGTACTCAGATTGGTGTCCAGGGCACTGAGAACACGGACATCGACAACCGGGACATCGTCGAGGACACCGTCACTGGCGTTGTCGACACCGTGGCCGGCTTCTACGACGTGAGTCTCAAGGCAGTCGAGCG